TTGAATAGTATCTTGCGGATTGGTTCCAAAAGTAGGATAACATAAAGCATTAATAACTCTAGAAGGATGGTATGCTATATATGAGGATGCACTCCAATCTGCTCTTTCATGGAATGCGGAATAATAATCTTCTAAGTTACTACTACCACCCCCTGTTATACTAGAAAACATTGGAACCCATAAGTTATGACCATCTATATCTGTGGATGATGCATTCAATAAAGCGTGTTCTAAGTAAGTTCTACTAACTCTTGGAAGGGCTAAAAAGCAATTTAACATTTTCATAGTGTTACTTCTACTCATAGTATTTAATCCATATCCATCATCAGAATAGCGACTAAATAATTTGGGCCGCATAATAGTAACATTACCAAGAACTTCAATAGGGTTTGATGATACATCAGTTGGCCCATACCATGTCATATTTGTAAGATGGACTAAAGAATTGGAATTACTAATAGTTTGTGTAATTCTCATTAATAATCTACCATCGGGTCCATAAACTATATCTCCAATTTGTAAACTTACTAATGCATTTAATGTAAATGTATTGTATTGTGTATAAGAATCAATTGATTTATCACTATATACTATTTGCCATCTATGATAATCACCAGAGTTGTCCCAAAGTTCCGGTATTTTATTAGTATTAGGTGTGCTTTCACAATCAATTGGATTAAAATGCCAATCATAAGTAGACTCAACTAATCGTACTATTCCAAATCTTCTCATCTGACTTGGTGTAATAGATGCTGATTGGATTGCCATTCTGTCATAATCACTATCTGTATGATTAGTTCTAGTAGTATTACCCGTGTAATTAGTATGAGAAACACTTGTTCCAATAGTACCTTTTCCTTCTAATAATAAACCAAAATCAGTAAAAGTATTAGCATTAGCACTAAATCCTATATGATTATGTCTTAGTTTAGAATCAGGATATAAGTCTCCAAGAGATAGAATATCATAATTTTTACATCTATAGTCAATATTTTCTAATGCCATCCAAGTAGATGTTCCATAATCTAATGATGGGAAGCCGGTAAGGGCAGAAACATTTGGACCCTTTTGCCAAGTAGAATTACCTGTAGGGGCTTCTCTATTAGTTAGACCCAAATGAGTTCCTGTCCAAAAATTAGATTCTCTTTCTGGATAAAGACTTTGTGTTTTATCTCCCATAACTGCATCATCATTTCCCCCTTGTGAAGTTAATGCTGTAATAGTTCCCTTACCATTAATTTTTAATATGGGACAATAACCTGTGATTTTCTGTGTTTGTAGATTATCATTATAAATACTATCATATGTTTCTGTAATACTACCTTCACCAAATTCATGTAAATCAGAATACTTGAAAATAACATTAGACGTATAAAGCCCTGTATGAGTAGAAGTTAATTTATGTAAATATCCCCCTTTTGGTAATCTATTATTTAATAAATATATTCCACCTGTGCCTGTCCCGCCACCATATAAAGTATCAGCAGCATTTAATTCAATGCTACCTAACACTAGAGGAAAGTTAGGAGCCATACTATAAACAGTATTTGATTTTTCTTTAGTATTCTCATCAACAATACTAAATGGTGTCATGCTTGAAGCAGTATTAATTGTGTTATGTGTAATACCTGCATCATCTTCTTTACCTACCTTAAAAGCAAAATTAGAATCTTTCGTTCTAATATGTCCTCTTATCTTAGAAATATCATAACCCATGCTTCCATCTAAACTAAATAACCCTGCTTCTGTAGAAGAAGTATTAATTAATGTTGATAGAGTTTGACTTCCATTAGAAGCATATACAGATTTTAATCCATTAATAAATGCTACTCCATTATCACCTAAATCAGATAAATCTGTTGCATATGAATTTTCTTGAATATTAGCCCCCATAGCCTTAAGACCAGTTAAATAGTTTTTCTGCGAATTTAATTGAACAAAATTTAGTGTTTGGCTTCCAGTACTAAGATTATTGACACTAGGATGAGTAAATGTAATCACAGTTAAATCAAATTCATTATTTGCTGCACTATCTACTTCTCCAATCAAATTACCAGAGGCATCAAAAACTAAATCATATTTTTGTAGGTCTTGTAATGTATCAGCAGAATCATTAACTGATATAAATGCTCCACTTTCTGGTGCAACACTCACATTCCAAGTTCCACACAATGCTGAATCAAACTCTATCATTGGATTTAAACTAGAATAAATAATATCTTCTGTTCTTTGTAGATTTTTATTAACAGTATTATCTAATAATTTTGCTAATTCATCTCTTCCAGTTACAGAATAAACAATAATTCCATTTTCATTATTAGAAGAAACATCTTCTACTGTACCCTTAAACAATTGTTCTTCAATAGTATAGTTACCAGAAACATAATGTAAAAATGAAATATTGTCTGATGGTACATAAAAGGTTTTATTTGGCTCTTGTAATTTAACAAATTTATTTACTGAATCTCCATAATCAATTGGAATATCTATCCCAATAAATTGTTTATTTAATAATACTACCCTATCATTATACAAATTGGCCTTTGATTTTGTTATTGTTCTTCCATTAAGAGTTAATCTTTTTAAAGCATATGGTGAACTGGAATTAAATACGCCTTGTGTATCTATAGGAATATCACCAGTTAATCTAGTGGTTGTGCTACCACTCACCTCATTGCCCCAAGCCCTAACTGTAACTGTTTTATCCTTATCAGAACTAAGTGCAGTTAAAACAGGTAATGAAGTAACAGATGACCATGTTTTTTCCACTTCAGTTTTTTGTTTATCTACAGTAATTGATTGTGTTCTTAAAGTAGTGGAAGGATTACCAACAGTAGAAATTCTATAATAAATTCCCTGTACTTTAATTATATCTCCTGCTTGAAGATAATTTGCATTTTTACAATTAAATCCATCTGTAAGTTCTTGTAATATAAAATTGTAGCCTGATGTAGTTTCTGTATGAACCTTATATGGTAATGTAAATTCATCTAAATTTCCCGTAGTAATAGCAGGTCTAACATACATTGATGTATCTGCTTTAAACTTTAAATGTTTAATTCCTGTTTCATCCAACGATTTAATTGAAGCCAATTGACTTATTTTATTAAATGGTAAATTTAAGTCTTGATTCATAATATTAGTAATTCCATTGTTTATTCTATCTGCGCTTTTATAATATAAGAATCTTCTTGGGCCAGTCAAATTACCATGTAATAATGTATAATTATTAGTAGTATAACTTGTATGTTCGCTTGTTTTATCAACTATACTACGACTGTAATTTCTAATTGCGTCCTTCCAATATGACGGGTCTTCAGTATAATTGATAGTAGTATTATCATAATCATTGACAGTATTTCTGATATTATCTATTAATACAGCATCTTGGTTGAACCGGCCTAAATCCATAATTGCAGTACCATATTCTTTTGTTGTAAGAAATACAGTTTGATGTATTGTTCTACCCTTATACAAAGTAGTTCCATTAGTTGGCATATTATATCTAATTTGGTCTACTGTTATTTGATTTGTAGTAGTAGTAGTAATATTACCAATAAATTTCTTTGCTCCACCCGCATCTATCCAAACACTATTACCTCTATCATTAGCAAGAGTCCAAGTAATTCCACTTGTAGTAAGATTTTGCGGGCCTATATACATATTTGGTGAAGAAGCCGCAGCCCCCGTTCCCGATGGTGGATTATTACCCCCCCAAGATTCCCAATCACTAAACCACCTACAAGAAGTAAGCATATATTTAGTATCATAATTCAATTGATTTTTATTTTCTAATCTATCTGAATAGAAATACCAGTTAGGAGTTGAGGCTTTATTCCAAACTTCAAATTTATTTAATGTGCTGCTTACTGTAGAATCTCCTCTAAGACCATAAGATACTGCAACAATATTTGTATTGGTTACTGCTGGCCCCTGATATATTTCAAAATTGGTTCCTTCAGGAATAGAAGTTGGATATTTAGGTTCAAATTCAAATCCATCTCCATATTCATCATATGCTACTATTTGCTTTATCTTAGCAAAATGAGGTCTAACTTTAGGAGTAGTTTCATCAGTTACTTCTGGGTTAATTAATACAAAAAAGTCTATATTATCTAAATCAAGACCAGAATTAGGAGCAGAACTACCCGCCACTTTTTGACCATTAGTTGTTTGTGTAGGGTCATAACATCTAATTTTATGTGATTGTGTTTCTTGTTTATTCGTAGCATAATTATTTAAAACATTAGGAGTACTAGAAGGAATAATTCTATTTACTATTCTAGAATCGCTATTATTTGAAATATCAGGTTCAACGGTTGCACCAACATCAGTTGGGGCTTTTCTAATTTCAAAGAAATTAGCACAAGTATCTCCAAAACCAGTATTACCATTTGGATTTTTGAATACAGGATTGACAGAAACATCTGTAAATAAGTCATCAGGTTGCCATCTTGCTGCCCAACTAATAGACCCGGTAAAACTATCTGCTGTTCCAACATTTAAAGCATAAACATAATTTACCGCCATTAAAAATCACCAAACCTATAATAAAATATAATATCATTATATCCGGGAGAAAGAGTAGAAGAAGTGACTGATGGACTTCCTTTATTAGTCATACAAATTTCATATAGTTCTCCAAAAAATTGGTCTGTTTTATCTTCACTCTGTCCTATTCTACAATCAGAAGGGTCAAATTCAAATGTAGCATCATTAGCATCTAAATCTGGTATAGTTATTTGTCCTG